ACACGTTAAGTTGCAGCTTGCTAATCTCATAAAGACCGAAGGCTTTCCAACAAACGCTCCCTCTCCTTCTATAGTAAAAAACACGAAATCATTCGACAAAAACATCGTTTCTTTATCACAATCGATACTCATAATTAAATTAATTGTAGATTATTAAATTCAGTTTTCAACTCCGACTCTGTTAAATTTTTAAATGATTGAATCCTATACACATTCCAACCACGACTTCTTAAAAACTTATCTCGTTTTTCATCCTCCTCTTTATTGTGCCAATACAATCCGTCATACTCTACGTTGATCATTTTACTAGGGATAGCAATGTCTAACCAAATATATCTACCTGTATCCACTTTAACAGGATACTCAATTTCAGCATCTTCAAAAGTTTCCTTAATAATATCATATAATTGAGCTTGCGGCTTGCTAAGCCTACTAACAAACCCTCTAACATATACATGATTCTCCTTCATCCACACACTTCTTTTTTTACGAAGCCGTTCAGCAATTTCCTCTCCATACATTTCCTCATATGTAGCACCCTCAGGTCTTATGTTATTACCTTTAAGCCATTCACTTCTTTTTAGTTTTAAAAGGCTTGCTAATTCTTTTCCAAACATTTCCTCGTATGTATTACCTAAAGGTCTTATATTGTTTGTCGTCAGCCACATGCGACGCTTTTCCCTCATTATGTCAGCTTTATCTCCATAAATTTCTTCGTATGTTTTACCTCTCGCATGACCACTTGAAGCGCGAAATCCAGCAGCTCGACTATAGTTATTATTTAATTGTAGCTTAGAAATTACACTCTCGTTATCATTCTGCCTTACAATCTTTAGTACTGTTGGATTGCTTTTACCTATAATTTTAGCTATCTTTGTAGTAGATAATCCATTATTAATGAGATTGACAATCTCAAGATATAGTTCACACATTTTAATCATGTAAATATTTATACAATCGAGCAACCTTCTATTGTATAAAAGGAACAGTAGTATTATTATATAACAGTATAATATTTCAAGTGTTTTGATTAAATAATATTAACATGACCCGTAAAGTGGCGCGCAAGCGCAAGTCTGCTGGTTTGGAGGAAGTATCAGAAATTGAGGCTTCTTTTCAAAAAAACTGGATACTTGATTTTAAAATCAAGAAACCTTTCCACTTCAACACTAATCACCAGCAATTTTATAATAGTATAAAAGCTGATGAAACAAATATGGCTTTTGTAGCAGGTCCAGCTGGATCCGCTAAGTCATATATTGCTGTATTAGCAGGTCTTGAATTGCTTAAGGAGAAGAAAATATCAAGTATTATTTACATTCGATCTGTTATTGAATCTGCATCCCGCAGTATTGGTGCTCTACCAGGAGAGATTGATGATAAATTTTCTCCGTATGCAATGCCATTAATAGAGAAAATAACAGAAATTACAGATTCTAGTACGTGTAATAATCTCAAGTCTAATGAGATTATTCGTGCTGTACCTGTTAACTTTGTACGTGGCTTAACCTTTAATGATGCATTAGTTATCGTAGATGAAGCGCAAAACTTATCTTTAAGTGAGCTTGTAACAATATTAACTCGCTTTGGTAAAAACACTAAATATGTAATATGTGGCGATTTAAATCAGAGTGATATTGGAAACCAATCTGGTTTTAAAGAAGTGTATGATCGTTTTAATACAGAAGAATGCGTGGATCATAGAATCCACGCATTCGAATTTGGAGAATCTGAAATTGTTAGAAGTAAGATTCTTAAGTTTATTGTTAAGGTGTTAGAAGCAAAACAGCGTTAAGCACCCCAACTAGTACCAGCGAACGGATTACCCATTCCGCTTGATACGCTACCTGAGCCTACATGTGCTGCGCCAGTAAATCCAACTGGTGGAGCACATGTAAAGCTAACCGGGGCTATATTAGATGTGTTAATTGTTTGTGTTACTGCTTCACCTATTACACCGGTATTGACTACTCCTGTAAATCCTGATTTATGAGCAGGTATATGATCAAAACTACTAAAAATAGCAGAGTTTTCATCATGTTCAAAGACTTCTACCTTATCTACCCAGCAGCGACCATTTGTGATAGATTCAATGTGTTTTTGAGCAATTTCAAAAACATATTCTGCCGTGCGTTCAACGCCGACTCCCTTCTTAACAATATATAGCTGAATTATACCGCTTTCGTGTAGCTTTTTAAAAGTTTCAAGTTCTGGATCATCAAGAGCAACGGTAGTAGTATGATCATAGATACTCTTAAGTTCATCTTTAAGAGCTTTAAGACTACCGAAGTCAACTACCCAACCTTTATTGTCTAACTCAGAACAACCAAACCACAATTTTGCTTTAAGCTGATATCCGTGTAGAAATCTACAATGACTAGTGGCGCGCCATTGTCTAAATGCACATGAACCCAACTCGATTACTTTTGCTGATTGAAATACTTTCTTCATATATATTCATTATAGTAATATAATATTAAAAAGCAAGTCGCTAAATAACATACTAAGGTGCTGCTGCTCTTGCTGCTGCTCTAGCATTTCTACTTCTTATTGCACTTGGAGTCTGGCTTAGTTGTCTTCCGTTAGCTGCTGTCGTAGCTGGTGGTGGCGTAGCAGTCGTAGGTGTCGCTGTCGTAGCAGGTGCTGTAGCTGGTGGGGTTGATTCTATACTAAATTGCCCGGTTTGGTTATTAAATTTACTTATACACTTCCATTTCTCTGGACTAATTCCTCCACTATCAACACGACGAAATACAATATTTGTTGTAATATTTGATATAGCAAATGTTTGTGGATGAATAAATTCACCTGTGAGTTCTATGGATCTATCACCGTTTGGTAAATTTGTTTCTTTAATTATTTCATATGTCTTAAATAAGTGTTGGTTTTCTGGTCTTTTTAAAAACGTTTCTAACGCGTTTTTTGGACTTGATCCAAGAATATTAGCAGCTGTTGCGCCAACAGCATCAGCAGCAGAACTTAGAATTTTAGCGCCTGTAGGTGAAATAGTTCTAATTATACCCTTAGTTGCTGCAAGAGCTTTTCTTGCAGCAGCTTTACCAAAACCTCTAAAATAGTCGCCCCATTTTTCTTCTAATAATTCTCTTTGTGAAAGCTTACGCATATTAGTATTTATAGTTGAAATCGATAAATTATGATTTATAATCATTAATATGGAAGATTTAGAACACGTTGAGATTGGTGACCTAGTTAAATTACCATATGCTAATGGTAACGCTCCAAGAACAGAAAGAGAAAAGCAAGCTATTATTAAGCGTGCAGCAAAAGCATATGAAAAATATATGGATGCACTTGGGTTTGATTGGCGGAATGATCCTAATTCAGATAATACCCCTATGCGTGTCGCTAAGGCATTCGTTAATGATATTGCGACCGGTTGTTATGATAGTCAACCTGATGTAACTGCATTTCCTAATGATGGTTATGATGGGATTGTTGCACAGTGTAATATTCCTGTAAAGTCTCTTTGTTCACATCATCATTTAGCCTTTACTGGTGTTGCTCATCTTGCATATATTCCGAGTCTAGATGGTAAGGTTATCGGTCTTAGTAAGCTCAATCGTATTGTTGAGTTTTATGCTCGTAGACCTCAAATCCAAGAAATGTTAACAAAACAAATTGCTGATGCTGTCAATATAGCTTGTGAAGGTAATCTAGGTGTGGCTGTAGTTCTTAAAGCTCAACATACATGCGCGTGTAATAGAGGAGTAAGACATGATGGTTGTTTTATGATTACATCTAAACTTACAGGTGATTTTCTTACCGATGAAAAGACTCGTACCGAGCTTTATAAGTTTATCGATATGGCTTCTACAAAGTAAAGGAACTTACATATTATGAGTTATGAATATTTTTGTAACTAACGATGATCCCGTGTTAGCAGCACGGGATCTTTGTGATCAGCATGTAAAATCTAAAATGCAAATTGAAGGAGCTATTATGTTAGCGCATGCATTTCCGCAAGAATTGTTAGATCACCCATCTACACCTAGAACGCAATCCGGTAAACCAAGAAAGGCTGGTAAAGGCTATGCTAAGCATCAGTGCTCTATTTGGACAAGAGAAACAAAAGCTAATTTTGAATGGTTGACTGATCATACGCTTGAAATGTTTAATGAGCGAATGTATCGCTGGCCTAATTCTAATGAGCACTTTACTAAAACGTTTATTAAGTGGTGTAAGGACAATATACATAATATCATTACAACACAAACCGAGCTTACACCATATGCTGTAGCTATTGGTGTAGATTGTAATTGTCGTAAATTACCTAATTTTAATCAATTAAGTGTTATCGATCAATATCGCTCCTATATTATAAACGATAAAGAATTTGCTACCTGGACAACAAGAGAGCAACCTAATTGGTATTAATATTTAACTTCAATTTGATTATTCGCAATATTGTTTGAATTTACATCAATTAAAGCATCAAGCTGCTTAATAAAATCCTTACCAACAAGGACTTTATATTCATTAGCTTCTCTGTTACCTATACTAAAAGGTATATTTTCAAATTCTGTACCGGCAAATTTAACTCTAAATTTAACCACTGGGCGTTCTTCTGTATGACCAGCTCCTACATTAATGCTTATAGTATCCTCTACATCCTTTATTAGTCGTTTTCCATTAATAGTAGTAAAAGAAACTTTTGAACCTTGTATAGTGAGATCATCACCGTGTATTACATTATAGGCTCCGTTACCTGAATCTATTTTAACTTTAATAGACCCGATACCCTCGATACTCATTACCTCAATGAGACCTATAACCGTCTTTTCGAAAAAATTTTTAAAATTAATCATAGGTACAATCACTACATCCTCCACAATCACTACATCCTCCACACTCACACCCTTGCTTCGCATATTCACAGCCTGAGTCTTCACTACCTGTATTGAACATTTCTTGACTATGTTCTCCGCAACCTTCGTGTTGCTGGTACTCAAGCCAGTGATAAACAGATGAAATATAGTCCGATGCTTTTGTTATTTTCGAGGATACCCAACCTTCGAGAGAAGGTAGATCCTCAACGATCTCCTTTAACTTTGGCGCATATTCTGCAAGCTTATGTAGCTCAGATAATGCCATTTCTATTTCGCTTGGATCCTGCTCTTCACTATTGTGCTCGTGATCATGGTTATGATCATGACTATTATATACCTCTGTGCCTGGCATATCCATTGTTATCATAACAGGCTTACCCATTAAGCTCGGAGCACTTAGATCACCACCACCTACTTGACCGTAAGCTTCTGATAACAAATTTTGATCTCTACGTTTTAGCATAATACTATTTATGCTATTCTAGTTATTTAACAATAAGTCCTCTATTTTAGACTCGGTATTATCTAATGCATTAATATTAGCCTTGTTTAATTTAACATCTTGTGTATTTTTAGATATTTTTGCTATTGGTAAAATTGCAGTTCTTAAATCTTTAATTCCGTGATTACCGCCTCTTGATCCACTATATCTTGCGTATAATACTGGCTCGTATTCTCCATCTGGTATATCGTCATTGTATATAATATGATGTGCTTCAAGTTTATATGTATCATTATCAGCTGGAACAATTTTTATATTACCTTGATACAAGCCATTAACATTATCTTCTCCGTATTTTTCACCGTAATCCGGACCAAAAAGAGAAAGTTTTTTAAGCTTAGGATCTCTAATCCTCTTCCATAAAGACTTACCAGGAGGCATACCGTCTGCATATCTCTCTTTAATCTGATCAACAAAATCCTCTATCTCTTCATGTTGACATATATCCTTACCTGCTTTACATGTCATTCCTCCGTATTGCTGGTAGTCAGAGGCTTTTTTACCTGCTTTATGTGAGATAAATAATACTGGTTTACCTTTGTAAGTAAAATTAAAATCACTCTTTGGGGTTTTTGGGGTAGTTTCAATACCGTCAACTTTTTGACTCTCACCATTTATCTCAATAGTAATGTAATCAGTATCATCTTGTATTAATAGAGATTTTATTTGTTCCTTTAAATTATCTAGAACAAAATTTTCATCCCTTGTACCAAAACCTTTACCCTTGCCTAATACAACGGGATATTCATTTTCGTTTTCGTCTTGTACAATATATGTACGAAGTAGACTAGAAGTAGATCCATCCTCACCCGGCTTAACTATCTTAACAATTGATAGTTTAGCATCTTCTAATGTCTGAATAAATTTAGTTACATCATATGGACCTTTTGGCTGAACCCGTGTATCTTTACTGCAAGAACCTACAGTTAAATTTGGATCTTTAGCTGCAATAATTATCGCTAATTCACGCTTACTATACTTTTTAATTTTTTCATCTGCTTCACCTAAAACGCGTAGATATAGAGGTTTCTTGATGAAATTACCAAGGACTCCTTTACTATAAATATTTGATAGTTGTTTATTATGCATTGCTAATATAATATTTATATATTAAGTATATTCTTAATTCTTTCTCTATCTGTTTCCTTAATATTGTCTGGCACAAAATAATTAACTACATTAGGATCTTTCGAAAGTATCATATCTCTAACTTTAGTTCCACTAATATTACCTCCTTGAATGTTAATAGGAGTCACAACAACATGAGGATATTTCTCCGTATTTTTAATAAAATAATTATATCTCATTATATCGTTATCTTTTGAGCCTGCTCCAACAATTATATTAACGTTAGTATGTTCAGTAGCAAGATCATAGGTAGATTTAACAGGTGTAACATCACTCTTAACAATTTCAACAGGCTTTGAAAGATAGGGTTTGTAAATAGACCATATTTGATATGACATTTCTTGATCTATACCGTCACGAGGACTCTTACCTATAAAAATAACTCCCTTATTAGCATCTTGTAAAATATTTTCTAATGCTAAAAAATGTCCTTTTGTAGGTGGTTTAAAACCTCCTGGTAAGACAGCTATTGTCTCTACATTTTGTAGCTGTTCGAAAAATTGTTTAAAGTTAATCATTTTCTACCTTTGCTTTTAATTTTTGCTGTGGTAGTAATGTAGCTATATCTAAACCGTCTTTAAGTATTATCTGTCGCGCGGCAACTAATATGTTTAAAACTACCTCTACATCATTATATTTTTTATATAGAAATGATAGGATGTTTGGAATTGTCTTAAGGTTACCTTTCTTAGCATTCTTATCGCCTAGTAGTATTTGAGCAACTCTATCTGGATTTGAACCCTCAACAACCGCTCCTGATGTTCTATTTGTTATACCCTTTAAACCACTCCACTTACAGTTAATATTCTTAGCAAGAGTTGATAATATTACACCTCTGTGTTTACCGTTATAAGGACTTGCTTCATCATTAGCTAATACAAATTTAGCCCATTTAATATCTTGTACAAACATGAAGTCTGTTTGTACAAACTGACCATCTAAACCTACTATAGGTGTTCTAAAGTGTAGCTGATCTCCAGATGCTCGGAGCCAACTTTTACTATCCCCGGCTCTAGCAATATAATATTTAGGTACAAAATTACGCTCTGGATCTTCACACCACTTAATTAATAAGTTTGTTATTTCATCTTTAGTATATTTTTTACTGTCAATTGCTATATCTAAATCACCTGAGGACTCTCTTTTTCCAGTACTACCCAACAAACAGTTATCAAGATTTTTAATATTAACAATATTTGAAAGCATATCAACTGTTGGTTTAATATATGCTAATTGAATACGTACTGTAGGATCTACAGTAAATATATTTCCTCCTTCGACTATAACACGGTAATATTCTTTAAAATTAATCATACTTAGCTATTTCGTTTTCAATATCTGTTTGCGATGTGTCTAAAGCTGCTATAAATAGTTGTTAATTTACGATTAGGCATATTATAGAGAATCTAAAGGCAGATCTGAGGTAGGAGAATCAATATCCGGGTCAGGCAACTTGTCTCGTTTATCGGTTACCTCACTGCTACGGAATGTTAGAAGGTCTTTAATTACAGTAACTAATTCTATTGGATCTTCTTCAATAAACTTATTAATACTTGGCCTTAATATTAAAAAATCGCTAACTGTCGGTATGTGTTCTATTGCTGATATTATTAAATCACTATATTGCGGCCAAAGTCTAGATAATTCCAATTCCCCCACTTCAGGTCTATTATTAAAATTTTTAAGAGGTTGATCTACTGTATTAGTAGGTTGTGAGTTATTGAGATCTGTAGCATCAAGTGATTGATCAATTATTAGTATATAACGTTTAATTAAATTAAGTGTTTTAAATTCCCTAACAACGGTATTTGGTTGTAATTTTAAAATCTGCTTAATTAGATCTATTGAGGTAGCGATTGAACTTCCCTTTAGGTCATTAATTTTACTAGTTAAATTACGAACCTCTATTAATTGCGGCTTGGTAAGCTTCGATTTGTCAAAGCAAAAAGCACTTATTAAAATATTTATAATATATTTCTCACCTGGAGTGACTATAATTTCTGGCTCCGGTGGTTGTTGATTATCTTGATCAACAGGTGTATCAACTGCTTGTTGTTGATCACCTGTTGCTGTAGGTATATCTCCTTCTTGCGGCTCTTGTTCGTTAAGTATTCTATAATACTTTTCAAATAATTTATTTAAATTATTCATTATTTATTTCGCGTTTGCTGCATCTCTAAA